TCTTTGTGTTAAGAATCAAAGTAGTGTCTGCTATTGTGAGTGCTTCCAAGTCCGCCCTTGGATTATTGGCGTGAAGGTAAGGAGTGTTAGAAGAATTAATGGTATAAGACGTAGCAGATTTATTTGGGTCGGCATCAATTTCTGATTGTGTGTAGTTTGATGAAGTAGAAGGGTTTAACATACTCAAGAATGAAGAGTTATATGTTACGCCCCCAGCCGTGATACTAGCCTCAGTTCCGTCTGACAAATTAAATGCTCGTAGCTTACAACCTGTGTGTTGACCACTAGAGTTAAATTCTCTGTAAGTCATAACAACATATTTTTCGGTTTCACTTCTATTGATAAAGTGAACGAAGCTATCGTCACCAATAGCACTCGTAAGTAACTTCGCAATGTGCCTAGTGTTAGGGCGTTTCTTTAGTCCATCCGCAACAGAGCTAAGAGCATTTTCCTGCTCCTCACATTGACCAGCAAAGCGTGTTGCATCTGGTTGTTGAGATACACCTTGTATAAGGTTAGGAACAGATGTGTTTACTAAAGGCATTATAGCAGTTCGTAATTTCTATTGAGTCCGATTCTGGAAGCAGCATCGAAGTTGTCAAATATAGTTCTGTCAGAGCTGCCATAATCAGATTCTTCTAAACGAGAGCGCGCTACGAACTCATCGCGTGCGATCAAAGCTTCTAGCTCACGGCTTCCAACCATACGGCCTTGGAAGACGCGAGAAGCTCTTAGCGTTATGTAGCGTCTCGCTGTTTCGGGTAATGAAGTAAAGTCAAGAAGACGCACAAGGTTTACCTTGAGGTCATTGGAGAAGGTCGAGCTGTTTGACTTGCGATCAAACAAGGTCGATCCGCGTTGAACGATATCAACAGATTTGTCTTTTGCGTCTATTTGAATAACGTCACTAGGGACAGAAATAGCCCCGCCGTTTGCGGGAAGTGTGACGTCTATTTCGGTGTTGAAATGCCAACCCTCAGTTTGAACTTCCCTGCTGATTTCATCTAGAACAGATATAGCTGTGGCCGCCGAAACGGGTAAGGCGTTGGTGTCGCTTATGCTATTCACTGGGCTTTCCCCAATGTGACCTAGCATAGAATTTACTGCTTCAAGTTTAGTTGTAAGAGTAGGCATATATAAAAAAAGACCCCCACCCCCGAAGGGGTGAGAGCCAGTTGAGGGTTAGATTAGCTAGTAACCTTGACAGCTACAGCGCACTCTGGGCGTAGGACACCATGACCCATTGCATAACGGGCAACCATGAGTGTTCCTTGACGCTCAATTTGGTATTCGGATTGAACCGAAAGATCAAGAAGCTTGACCGTTCCGATTGCTTCACGAGTTCCAGCGAGGATGCCGTATTGGGCAGTCGCACCAGAACCACTCTTCAGTTTGCTGAAGTCAGTGTTGTATCCAACACCGTTAGTAGTAGAACCAGCAACGTTGTCGTCGTGGACGTCGTTACGTGTTCCAGCAGTTGTGCCAGATGCAACAGCACCATCGTCGTTGTCAGCGTTGGTTTGGTCGTTAGAGCTACCAGAGCCAGCAACAGAGATGTTGCCTTCGTCAGCGATTGACTGGAAGTTGTTCGACTTGAAGAGGCTGATGCCAGCAACTTGTGGAACTATACCTGAAGCAATCGATCCAACACCACCCGCGTCGCGGTTGATAGCTGGAGACACAACAGCAGTGCTGTCGGCTGTGATTAACTCGTAGTAAGTGCGAGGCGCAAGGATTGCGAAGCGTCCATCCTCTGGGGCGTTGTTTTCGTCCAGAGTTGTAGCTACGGCATACAGAGCGTCGATTACTTTAGAAGCTGTGTCGAGACCTGCACCAGTTCCACTTTCGTCAATAACAGTTCCAGAAGCGGTTTCGCCACTTATGTTTGCATCGGCGTTTGCAGCAGCGAAGAGAGTCTTCAGAGTTGCAATGTCGAAGCGTTTAGCAAGTGCCTTGCCTAACTCAGCTGAGTATACACTTCGGATGTCGAAGTGGTTCATTAGCTCGTCGATTTCAGCAACAAACGTCGAAGCGATAAGCATGTCGTCGATGCTTATGATCTTCTCTGTTTGTTGGAACTCGGTTAGGGCTGTAGCAGCATTTGCATACAGTGATTGGCCAGCAGCGTGATAGTTAGCACTAGCAATTCCCGAAACTGGGAAGCTAGATTGCTTGCCGTTAGAGATTGTGCGAACGGTATGAAGGTCTTTCATAACCGTATTAGTCTCAAACGCAGTAAGAATCTCGCCACTGAACAATTTTAAGAACAGTTCTGTTTTGTCAGAACCGCCCAGTTTTGCACCCACGCGGGATGCTGGATTGGCAGTTGTAAGAGCCATAATTGTTCCTTTTGTTGAGTTTAATTAGGTTAGTTTTTGTCCTTCCGAATAGTTGCAACTACGTTGTCCCGCTCACGGGGCATAGATGTCTCTAGTCTTGAGACGAAAGTTATTTCTTCTTCTTGCGAATACGAAGAGATTTGAGGTCAGCTCCTGTGATCTTGTCGCGAGGCGCGGCAACAGCAGCTAACTTCTTTTGTTTGGAAGAGTATTTATGTTTTGGCATTTTACTTTTTGATTTTAAGGCTAACTCTAGCTTTTTTTGTATTTGCTACAAATTGTTTTCCCTTTGATCCTTCTCGCTTTTTCTTGCGAGCAGTCTTTGCGCGTTCAGCTTTGGATAAGCTTCTAGCTTTAGCCATCGGAAGGCAACGGTCGGGATTTTTCTTGTTCTTAGACGTTCCGCAAGCTCCTTTAATCGATCCGTCTGTTCCGATTCTGACCCAGTTTTGCCGTCTCCAATTTGCAAGCTCACCCATTACTTTTTCTTTCTAATCTTCAACCCTTTGCGCTTGGAGCCTTTTGCATAGTTAGGGTCTTTGCAGTATTTGCTTGCTGCCATGTTTGCGTAAGCAGAGGGATACTTATCAAAGGTGCGCTTTGCCCAAGCAATACCTTTGGGACATATCTTGGCCATACTATTTACCTACCTTTCTCATAGCTAAGGCGTGAGCTTTAGTAAACGACATGCCTTTTTTCATTTCTCTCTCCATAAGTTTCATGTGCTTAGAGGAATGATGCTTCTTGTGTCGCTTCATAGAGAGTTGTTGTCGTTTGGTAAGAGCGGCTTTTTTCATGCCTAAAGGCTTAGTAGCCCATTTTCTTTTTCTTTTTCTTACCTATAGCAAGTTGCTTACGTTTCATTTTCATACATTTATCGCATCCGCAGTTTTTCATAGAGACATAATTGTTATTGATTACGCTGAGCTAAGATTTTTCTTTTTCTCTCAGCTCTTTCGTAATCTCTTTTCTTTTTAATAGCGAGGTTACGTCTATGAGCAACGAATGTGGGGTGACGCTGGTAAATACTTCTCATTCCAGCGGCGATGTTTCCTATATTTCCTATCATATTAGCATTTCCATTTACGAAGGGCGAGAGCTTTACGGGTCGGTCTACCTTTGGAATCCTTCATAGGCCCCTTCACGCCACTCATACGGGCGCAAAATGATCGTTTACGTGCTCCCCCTTGGGGTTGTGGAGCTTTTAAATTAGACCCTGTTTTTCGGTTGTAATATTCACGCCCTTTTTTTGTGAGACCGCCTTTTGACGATTTGTGTTCTTTGCGAAGGCTTACGCCTTTGCGTCTGGGCTTGGACATTATTTAACTTGAGAGCTTCCAAAATAGAATCCGATAATAGCGAGCATGGCTTGGCGAACTTCTGGCAACAAAACAAACCCATCAAGAGATTGCCAGCCAGTAAAGTTAAGACCGAGAAAACTAAGCAGACCACCTGCACTATTTTTTTCAATAGTAACAGGGGTGTCTAGCAGCGAAAGAATAAAAGGTGCTATTATAACTGCGAATAGAATAAAGCCTACAAAGATACGCCGTATCCAAACACCACCACGTGCGCTGGCTCTGTCTGCTGAAATATCGGCAGCTTCTTGTTTGCGAAGCATCATCTCAAAGTTTCGGGCTTGAGCTTCTGCTTGTGAGGCAATCAGCTTCATTATGAAGCCGCTTATGCCGCCACCTAGCATGGCAATTAGTTCTATACTCATATAAGATTATTCCTTATTAAAAGACGTTTGATGCAGCGAGTCTCTTCTCGACTGTATCGCGGAAAGCTGGGTCTTTTGAGTAACGAGGGTCACTCATAGCCTCAGTGACTTGAGCAGCTGACATGAAGGGCTTAACGCCGTCTCCACTGGTCGAGCCTTGTGTAAGATTTGGAGGGCTACCACCACCGCTAAGAAACCTCGCATACATGCCTTGAACAGCCATCTTTGCTTGTTCTACAGAGCCGCTAGTCACTATCTCGTCATAGGCATCAATGTCAGAATCATTTAGATTTTCCTGCGCCCACTCAGTCATAGCTTCGTAGTTCTCACGGCCTCCAACGGTTTGCTGAATGTCCAGAGCTTGCGACGTTACCATAGCTTCTTGTCCTGCTATGTAAGCATCCACAAACGAACTAGGTATGCCAGCCTTCTCTAGCTCTACATACATCTTGTCAGTCAGCTCGCCGCTTTCGGCAAACTCTTCTTGAGCCTTGGTGATAGCGTCGTTGATAGCAGGAGCTGGTTCTTCTTCGCCTTTCGACTTAGAACGTTCAGCGTTTCTAGACTGCTGCTTTTCAAGCTCCTTGTAAGCTTTTGCTAGGTCTTCTGGCGACTTAAATTTTTCATCTAACCATTCTGGTCGATCGCCCTCAGAAGGCTCTTCAGTGGCCTCCTGCTCTACTTGTTCAGCTTCTGCTGAAGCAGCCTTGGCTATTTCTTCTTCCAAAGCTGCGTTCTTTTCGGCCGCTTCTTGTTCGGCGGCTGTTGGTTCGTTTATGTTTATTTGCTGTAGTTCAGCCATCTTATTCCTCGCTTACTGGTTGGTTTTGCTGTTGAGCTTGTATTTGATCTGAAAATGCTTTGACGCCAGCTGGAGTGGCTTTCTCTAGTAACGAGGCTTGTTGTTGAGCTTGCATTTCGGCTGCCATTTCTTCTTGTGTTTTGACTAGACCAACCGTCTTGATGCCCAAAGAAGTAGCACGGCGTTTGAAGTATTCGCCCACGTTGACATACTGCGCGACGGCCTGTGCGCCCACCACTTGTGCAGCACCTGCAAGAAATAAATCGAGTTTTTGTAAATCGTGTCCACGGCCGAGGGCTTCTACACCAGTTATGATTACAGGATTTATGACGTCCTTTGGAAGCTTTGGCAAGCGTTTCTTTTTGTTCATTACCTCCATCAATCTAGTGACCATTGGTAGCTGAAGCTCAGTAGCTAGAAGCGAATACAAACCGCCAAGCGACGACTCTAGCTCCATACTTAACATACGGATTTCTTCCGCTGTGACACGATCCGCATTACGAACAACACCGCTAGTAAGCAGGAAGGCGTGACCTAGACGATCTTTAATGCCATTCATTGTTTCCTGCGCTACGCGAAAATCATTGAATTTATTGAGCTGTAGGACGCTGACATCTTGAGCGTTGCCTTGTGTAATAGCTCCGTTCGGGCTATCCGCAAGTGTGCGCGCCCGTGTCGTTCCGTTTGGATTGACAAGAAAAAGGACTTTAGCAGCAGCAGCTGCTCCCTCAACAATAGCTCGTGTCAGTGCTTCAAGACTCTGAACGTCTCCAAGGTATTCTTCTACATAAGAGCGTCCGTAGGACTCACCGTCGATACGGCTAAATCTAAGAGCTATAAAAGGGTTCTTGTCGAGCGCATAGCTTCCTTCGCTCTCTGGAACGCGCTCCCCTTCAATATCTTGATACACATGCCAGCCATTCTCATGGCGACATACAGCAGTATATAGTTCAACTTCTTGCTCCATATTACCGTCGCTCGGAACAAGTGCTTT